GGGATAACACCGGAGGGTAATTGTGATCTTTGTTTTTTGAAAGGGCCGCATCAAATTAAATCTCTTATATCAGCAAAGCCATCAAGGGCGGTCTGGTGGGCGGCGCAAGAAAAAATAGCAAAAGGAACTTTCCGTTCAGACCGCCCAAGCTACGCATCAATGCTGAAAAACGCGACAGATCAAAAAGACGCTTTCGGGTTTGACCCCGAAGAACCGGCAATCGAATGTTTTTGTGGCGATTAAAAAGGGAAAACCATGAGCCAGCGAGATGAACTGTTAAAAGCCCTGCAACGGGGAGAATCCCTGACTACGCTTGACGCACTCCAGCGTTACGGGGTCATGGCTTGCAGCCAGCGCATGACCGAGTTGCAAAGGGCCGGCTACCCGGTAAGGTCAGAAATGATCGACCTGCCCACTGGAAAGCGGGTTGCTCGATATTCATGGGCTGGTCAGTCGGAGTTGTTCGTATGATTTGCCCTGTCTGCGAGGAACGCCGGAACAACAGCCAAAACGCTGCACAGTGGCCAATATTGGACGCCTGGTCAAAGCAAAAGCAATGGCCAATAAACGGAGTTATGTCCAACCTTACCGCAGAAGAATTTAAGGACATTTTGACCGCGGCTTTTGAGGGCGAAACCTCACCGCGGATCTCGCCTGGACTCGAAGGCGGCATGGTCATGCTCGGCAGGAGAACCAGCCGATACGGGAAAAAACGCTTTTCAGAGTGGCTCGAATGGCTCAATGCTGCGTCGCATCATGCCGGCATCAAGATTCCGGCTCCTGAAAGCATGTTGCATGAATAAATCAGAAAAGGCGTTTCAAGACGCTGTAAGGGCGCTAGGCTGCATTGTTTGCCGTGGTGAAGGGATAGATAGTCCTTGCGAGATTCATCACCTCCTGCGGGGCGGCAGGCGCATTGGTGAGCATTCTGTGCTTGGGTTGTGCCAGATACACCACCGAGGGCAGATAAACACGGCGCAAGCGGTCAGCCGGCACCCTTGGCGGCGCGAATTTGAACGGCGATATGGAACCGAGGCGGATTTACTCAAACTCACTGAACTATTGATCGGAAAACAATGAACCTGGCGCAATTTGTTGGAAATGCAGAAACCCCAATTATTAAAACCTTTCGCTGGCCAAACGACATCAATATTGATCGGTTTTATGTCATCAAGAAAGAAAAAGAACCTCCGCAATCGGAAGCCAGGGAGTTGATTCTTTTGCACGTAAAAATGGGGCCAGCCAGCGCCAGCACAATTGCAAAAGAGCTTAAAATCAGTGCTGCACATGTTCGTGAAAAGTTGCGCGATCTTGAAACAGCAGGCAAAATCAGATTTATACAAGGTAAAGACAAACGAGGTAATTTAATGAAACTTGCCGAACTTGCGACGAGCAGCCCGCACCGATAGCAACCACTTGGAAATGGTTGATGCATTCAGAAGTCTTGGGTGCAGCGTCCTGTCTTTAGCTGCTTTGGGCAAAGGTGTGCCTGACCTGCTGGTGGCGATCAACGGTAACACAACCCTAATTGAAATCAAGTCAGGAAATGGCAAGGAAAACGACTTGCAAATTAAATGGGCTGCGGATTGGAAAGGCGCTCGAAGCGTAGTTTGGACAACACAAGACGCGGCAAACGTGGTTAAATTAATGCGTTCGTCAATTAAAAACGACAATGGCTAATTATTTAGCACCTGAAGACGACCCGGTTAATTACCTGCCAGCGCGGGTTAATCCCAATCTAGCAGCGCAAGGTTTGCGTGGCAGGCAGAACATGGCTGCGCCGGAATCGGTAATGGATCCGCGCTATGCGGCATGGAAAAAATCACAAAATGATGCGGAGTTGCTTGGATTGATGAGCGACATGGCTATGTCTGCGGTTCCGTTAGCCGGGCCCGCCGCTAGGGGCGCAATGGCCGCAGGTCGGTCACTGGCTCCAACTGCCGGCAGAATGTTAGAGGATTATATGGGACGTTCTGGAATGATGTTAAATGCTGTTCCAGAATCAACAATGTTGCCAGCAATAAATACTAATTTAATTAAAGATTGGCGTTGGCGTCCATTGAAAGATGTATCAAAAGACTTAGATATAAAAGAAGTTCCAAAATATATTCAAGATGAATACGGAACTTTTATGACTGAACAAGCAAATAGGGCAAAAGCCGGAGACTTGGGAGCAAGAGACCTTATAAAAGCTTACGGAATAACGCGAAGTAGCGTAAACCGTGCGGGGCGACAAATCACAGACGACCTTGCTAGTGGTTTTATTCGCCCAGAAGGTTATATGTCCGATTGGCTAAGTTCGCCGGCAGGTAAATCGTATTTAGATGCAGCGCAAAATGGAAAAGTTGATTCAACTGCAATAAATGATTTAGTTAAAAGGTTTCAACCGTTTGGAATGTCTCAAGTTTTAGGTAAAGATTTGGAGTACGCAGCCAATAACCTTTCACAGGTAAACGGATCAATTAATGATTTAGTTCAGGGGTCAATTCCTGAATGGCGAAATTTTTCACAAGGAATCAATGGCATTGGCCCTGCTAAATCTGGGTTTCTTCCTTCAATGCTGGGGCGTGGCGACATTCCCACGCTTGACGCCAGGCAACTAAATTTACACACGCTTGACAGCGGAGACAGCGCAAGTAAATACATGCGAAGGCAAGGTGGTGCTGGTGGAAATCAAGCAGTTGATCGCCTTGCTTCAAGGCAGCAAAAAATGAACCTTGAAATAACCCCAGAATTGCAACCCTTTTACCAACATTTAACGCATCACGCTGTTTGGGATAAAATTGGTAATTCAATAACTACGCACTCCGACATAGTTAAAGCAATGTTAACAGCAGGAATTGCTCCGGTTGCTATACCTGGCCTTGTGGAAATTGTAATGCGCGAAAAAGGATTAAATTAATTCAACATGTGTAAAACGTGGTAAAAACACTGTGTTCCACGTGAAACAGGAGTGCTGTTGAAGATCGAACAGGTAAAACTCGATGCGCTGATTCCGTGGCAGAAGATCGTGGAATGTCCTGAATGCCACGTTGAACGAACTGTGCGGAAGGATAGCAGAAGCGTCATTTGCAAGTCGTGTTCAAGCCGAAAGTCAAATGCGTCTGCGCTTGTTGTTATCCGAGCCAAGACCAAACACAACCCATGCAAAGTGTGCGAAGCTAAAATTCCGCAGCGACTGGGTTGGACGTATTGCTCGCTAGCTTGCCGGGTTAAAGACAAGAAAACACAGAGGGACTGTAAATGCTGCGGGGCGACTTTCAGCATTTATGCAAGTGCGTTGACCGAAAAGACTAGCTCAAGTGGAAATTTTTGTAGCAGACCGTGTTATGAAAAGTGGATGTGCCAAACTGATAGAGTGACCGGGCGAGGAAGTCAATGGGCAAAAATAAGAAAGGCAGCAATAGACCGGCATCCGTTTTGCGGGATATGCGGGACAGAACAAAATCTACAGGTTCACCATATTGCGCCGTTTAGGATAACGCATGACAATAGCCAAGACAATTTAATCCCGCTGTGTACAAAACACCATAAGATCGTTGAAACGCTAACGCATGATATTGAGGCGACAGGATCGTTGCCTGAAGATATGAAATTCATTATCGGGAACATCTTGTCCGGCTATTCACAAATGCAGAGGATGCGATTAAATGCAAGGTCTTGAACACTGGCCAACTGAAAAGTTGATTGACTACGCGAGAAATCCGCGTAAGAACGATCACGCCGTGGACAGGGTGTCAGCCGCCATCAAAGAATTTGGCTTTCGAGTGCCAATTATTGCCAAGTCTGACGGTCTTGTTGTAGATGGTCATTTAAGGCTAAAAGCGGCAAAGAAACTCGGTCTTGTCACCGTTCCAGTGCTGCTGGCCGATGACCTAAGCCCCGCGCAGATCAAGGCGTTCAGGTTGTCGGTAAATAAAATGGCAGAACTCGCTGAGTGGGATGACGAAATGCTCGCGGTCGAACTGTCCGACCTCAAGGACATGGGCTTTGACCTCGACCTAACGGGCTTTAGCACCGACGAGATCGAGGCGTTGCTAACACCAACAGGGACGGAAGGGCTGACCGACGAGGATGCTGTACCGGAGGTGCCTGAAGCCCCGGTGACCGTTTTAGGGGACGTTTGGCTGTTGGGTAAGCATCGGGTTATGTGCGGGGACAGCACCAGCATTGATGCGGTTGAGAGGCTGATGGGTGGCGCAGCGGTGGATATGGTTTTCACAGACCCACCCTACGGCATCAGCATTGTTTCTGGCGGCGGTAAGGTCGGCGGGCGCGGCGCTTTCGGCGGCAAGAAGAACGAAAAGAAAGACAAATCGAACGTCATTCAGTCAAGCAATTTTGCGCCGGTAGCGGGGGACAATTCAATAAATGTGGCGGTCGAAACCATTCAAGTCATTCAGACGCTCGGCGCAAAGGTTGAGATTATTTGGGGCGGCAACTATTACGCCGCAAGCCTGCCGAATTCATCGTGCTGGCTCGTATGGGATAAGCAAAATACCGGCAACTTTGCAGATTGTGAGCTTGCTTGGACAAACCAAAAAACCGCAGTCCGTAAGTTTGAGCACATGTGGAATGGCATGGTTAAGGCTTCCGAGCACGGACAGAAGCGCGTTCACCCGACACAAAAGCCTGTTGCACTCGCGGCATGGTGCCTTGAGCAATACGGCGGTGAATGCGAGTCAGTGCTAGACCTGTTCGGCGGCAGCGGTTTTACTTTAATCGCCTGCGAACAAAAGAATAAAACCGGCTACATAATGGAATTATCCGCGTCATACGTTGATATTATCGTCCAACGCTGGATGGCATTCACAGGACAGACAGCAACGCTGGAATCAACCGGCAACCCTTTCATTTCATTAAAGAAAGCCGCATAATTTCGCGTCCTTAAAAAGAATGTCATTCAAATCACACCGTCCGACGGACAAAACAAGGCAACAGGCTCAAAGCGCTAGTGGGCTCGGCTTGCCTCAAGATCAGATAGCGGCGCTGATTGGCATTGCTCCTGAGACGCTCCGCAAGCACTACGACCTCGAACTCGGACTAGGAAAGGCTCAAGCCTCGGCAGCGGTGGCCAAGACCCTGTTCAACAAAGCGACGGTCGGCCAAGACA